CTCTTGGAACCACCTCGAGATGGTACACCAGCTCCCAGTCCACCACGGCCGTGTTTGCTGATGCCCCGCTCACCGCGATCATTGCCCCGTCGTGACCCGTCAGGTCGTAGTACGTTGCGTCGATTGCGGCCTGAGACGCCGTCGCCGGCTGACCCGCGCTTGTCGCGGATGTTGTCGTGTACCCGTTGAGCACGCTTCCCGCTGAGCGCCCCTGCAGCGACGCCGCCCGCCAGTTCTTGAACTGCGGGGAGGTCCGCTTTCCGCGAATCAACATCGCCGACGCACCCAGTGACGCCACTGACGCCGTCACAGTCCCCGGCAACCGCCGGAGTGCTTCTATCGCCACTGCGGTCGCGGTATCCCCGCCTGCGGGCGGCAGGCCGTTCTGGCGCAGGAAGTTCGCGATCGATGTCACAGCGGTCAGCTCGCACATCTGGCTGCTGACTGCATCCTGTGCCGACTGTGCCCATGGGCCAATCCCTTGAGTGACTTCCAAAGCAGGGGAACTCGGCGTTCGCGCCGTCTGCGGTACCGACCCGTTCGCCGTGTACTTCGCGATCACAATCCTCCCCGGCGATGATATTCCCGGTAGCGTCTTGACGATCGCGCCCCACCCCACAATCCGGTATGAGGTTGCGACAGCCTGCAAAGCTGACGAAGCGTCCAACGCGACCCCGGACACCGTCACCGCCGCCCGCTGCGGGCCCGGTGCCGACCCTGAAACTGTCCCGTCGCTGAAGCGGTAAATGTTCGTCGTGTTCGAGATGCTCCCGCTCAGTACCAAAGCCGAGCACGCCGCGTTTGGTAAAACCATCAGCTGCGCGTTCCCGCTCGCGTTCGTTGTCAGCACGTCCGAAATGGGACAAGGATACGAGACCGTGTTGGCTCCGAACCCGTCCAAGATCTTGCAACCCTCGGCATTCCGGTGAAACGGATTCACGATCGCGAGCTGCGCTTGCTCCATCGGTCCGAACCCTGGTCCCGGCCTCTTCCGTGGCCGCATTCCCGCCGACACCATTGCTTTCGGATGTACTACTCGAGATTTCCTCGCTACCACCATGTGCAGAGTAGTACTCTTCGGCTTCCTGCTCTGCTTCGGCTGCCGCTTCGGCTTGCCGTTTTCGTTGATCTCCACTATCGTTGGCATTTAAATTGTACGGGGCTTGGCTGCCGTTCTCCGTGATGCTAGGTATCGGTTGCTTCGCCCTGGCCTCATTGTCGAACATGGCCGCCGGAAGTTCCGCGAGAGTTCGCGCTTTATTCAGCACCTCGAGAAACTTCTCATACGTCGCCCCGTCTACGCCAAACACCTGGAGCCAATTCTCGCTCATCCAATCACGGCTGCTCTGATCGTCCGCCATGTGGTGGTACTCCCATCGCTCCTGGGTGCTCATCAATTCCAATCGGACCTTGCTGCCCACTATCCGCTGAACCTGCCTGGCCCACGGTCCCAAGACTGGGCAATTACGCCCACTGCCCGAAAGTATGCCAGCAGCCTTATTGGCGGCTACTTGCTGTATTGGGTCGTTAACGTTGCAACTGAGGTGCAACTTGTTGACCTGCCGCCAAAAGTCCGGGACGTGTCCGCCGTCGCCCTCAAACGCGCGCAGATAATACTCACCAAGGAACGTGATCGGGTCATCGTTCCTTGCCTCGCGCGTGAGGAGCTTGAGGGTCATACCGGTTTCCTTCGCCACTGCTACTCGCATCTCGTCCAGCCCTGGCAAGTTGAGACCGCGGCAAACACCGTCGTCTCCCTGGTGGATGCCAATCATCTTCCACGCAGTCCTGCTATCCAGGCCGGCCTTCCGCAACGCGCTGTACTCCCGGAACGCACACTTGAGGTCGTTGCTTAACGTCGTAATAGATATGCCTGACATCAGCTCAAACTCCGTCTCGTACGTGTAACCCTCGGCCATGACGACTTTCTTGCCAGGCTCGCTACGCCTAAGGCATTCCCGCAACAATTCGCGGTAAGGTGCTGCCGTCGCCCCAAACAACACCGGATGAACTATGCTCTCGCGATCAAATCGCGTCTCCGAACCGTCACAATTGGTAACGTCCGTCTCCGTCACCCGGCCCTCAGTCGTGCGTAGACGGCTAGGCACCCCGGCCTGAGTGGCAATCTCGACGACCTTGGCGGCCACTTCGGACGGCGTCCTCCCGCACATCATCCAGTGGCACGTCTCCTTCAAGACGGCGCGCGCGCCGTATACATAGCAACCCAAGCAAGCATTCCCCTGGCTGTCTACGTTGACGATCATACGCGGCTTCATGTCTGCTGCATGCTTCACAAAGCCTTTAATCGTCTTTGGCTCGCGAGTGAGCGCGACATCGCAATCGTCGATTGTGTTGCGCTGCCCTGATCTAGTCCAATGTTCGTCGAACAATGCCTCATAACTGATTGGCACGGCTGTACCCCGCACGCCTGCCAAGCAATGCTCAACGAACTCGAAGGCGTACTGCTTGTACTCGTGTCTCACGACAAGCGTCTTGTTCACCTTCTGCATCTCCGCAACCCGGATGCGGTGAGCCGCTTTAGCGTTTTCGCTGACGGCCGCCGGTGCTTGTTGCTGTACTACAGCCAGGCACGGCGCAAAAGCCCGCATCGTCGGTTTCATCTCTTGAAACTCGCGTGCGCGCTCGTCACCAATCGACACGTAATGCTCCGCTTGTGCATACACTACTTCCGTCTTCCCAGTGGGCAGCAACGCGTTAGTGTTTGGCTGCCATCCGCTGGCGAACAATGTGTACAATATCGGAGCCATCCGCGTCGCCTCATCCGCCTTCACCTCCGTCCGTATGCACCGCTCAACATCGCCAATGATCTTGTTCTTACTGGCGGCATATCGCAGGTACCATGAATGGTAGGCTTCGCAGGGGACGTCATGGGCTTCCCAAGTCTGGGGTAATGCCACGCTCATAACCATGCG